CCAGCATGAAATCGGAGACATGGCCGCAGGCGAAGCCCGCGCTGTCCTTGCTGATCGCCAGGTCGATGTGGATGAAGCGCGGGGCTTGCGGGTTGACGATGCGCTGCGGGAAGAGGTCGAGCGTCGTCGTCTTGAAGTCCACCGCCTCGCGCGAAGCGATCGACTGCACGTCGCCGAACGCCTTCGAGATGGCGAACGTGTTCAGCATGAACGGGTGCATCGACTGCGTCGAATGGCCGCCGATGTCGCGGATCGACTTGATCAGGTCGCCATCGAAGGTGCGGCGGTATTCGACCGGCACCGCCACCGTCAGCGGCTCATCGGTGGGGACGATGACCTCGCCGTCATCCAGGATGCGCGGCGCGCGCGTCTCGTCGCCGACGAACACCTTGAACATCTCGCCCGAGAACCTTTCGGGCCGCACGTCCCACAGGCGCTTGTCGTAGACGTAGATGGTCGGGTTGGTGCGCGCTTCGGCCGTCTTGGTGTCGGTGAGGCCGCCGGGGTAGTTCTTCGACGACACCAGGCACAGCATGCCGGGCAAAGTGCCGAGCTGCATGAAGCGGCTCTCGCGGCGTCGCGCGATCGAGTTGTAATTCTCCACCGCCTGGTCGTAGGTGGTGCCGTCGCGCTTCAGCTTCGAGTCCTCAACGACGGCCATGAAATTGACCTCGTCGATGATGCCGCCGATGACGTTCTGGCCCAGCGCGCCGGTCTCCTGGCCGCTAACGGGCTTCACCACGATGTTGCGGTCGAAGCGCATCTCGCTCTGGCGGTCGGTGTCGAAGGGAAAAACCGCGTTGAAATACGGTGAATTGTCGATCATGTCGCGGAAGCGCCGGTAGTCGACGTCCATCGCCAAGTTGCGGTTGAGCGACTGAAAGACGGTGAGAATTTCCGAGGACGTGTCGAGGTCGTACAGCTCATGCGGATTGAGCAGGCAGCTCTGGTTATACAGCTGATACGCCTGGCTGTAGATCGCGATGGTCGTTTTCGCAACGCCTATCCCACCGGTCAGCACGCATTCTACATAGTCGCCCTTGTTGATTTCTTCGCACGCCTCCATCACGCGGGGCCACAGCTTGCCCTTCTTCTTGAGGAGAGCGGGGCTGTCGACGAAGGTGCGGAAGTCGACCGGCAGCCAGCGGTACGGCACCGTCACTGACGCCGCGGCGCGCGCGTTCAGCCACGCCACCGCGTTGCGCAGGTAGCCCAGACGCTCGGCTTCGTCGTCGATGCAGAGCCCGACCTTCCACACCCACTCGCCCTGTTCGCCAAAGGCTTCGAGGAACTTGAGCAGGCCGACGAGGTAGGCGCGGTCAGCCGTCCCCAAGCTTGGCCTCCAAATCCTCGACTTCCTTGAAGAGCTTGGCCTGCTCTTCCGTCCACGAGAACGCCTGCTCGTTGCCGTCCTTCATCGCCATGATGCCCTTGATGGTCTTGGGCGCGCGGTGCAGGTAGCCGGTCTCCAGCTGCAGGTTGCCGAGGTTCATCAGCATGTCCTTCAGCAGCTTGATTTCGTCACTGACCACCTTGATGATCATCGGCTTGTCGGTCTCCAGCATCAGCACCTTGTCGAGGCGGGCGCGCTGGATCGTCACCACCTCCTCCATCTCGTTGAGCGCGTTGAGGCGCTTCATGATGGTCTTGGTCGAGTCATGGTGCTGGGCTTCCGTCATGCGGGCGAGCAGCCGGTTGCGCAGCTCGGTCGAGCGGTAGCGGTCGAGGGTGCGGATCAGGTTGTCGCGCCGCATCTCGGGCAGGAACCCCTGTTCCTTCTTCAGCCAGTCGGCGATGGCGGACGCCGGTTCGCCCATCGACAGCTTGTCGTCGATCGCCCCCATCACGTCGCCGCCAAGCGCCTTGATGTTCTTGAACGCTCCCGGCTTCTCGGTGATCTTCATAGCGCGGCGACCTTCTCCAGGTTGTCCTTGGTCGGGGCGACGGTGATCCCCTTGGGCAGCTGCGCCTTAGGGGTGGCGGCGACGATCTTGTCGATCAGCGCGGCGAACTCGCCCTTGGCGATGGCCTGCATGACGCCGCCGATGACGTCGTCGACCGTGCGGTTCTTGTCGATGCACTGGGTGCCGATGAGGTCGAGGGCGTTCATCGTCTTGCCCTCGATCCTCAGCCACATCGAGCGCTGGCCGGCGTGGTCGAAGATCATGTAGCCGAACGGCAGCGTGTCGCCGTACTTGGTGAACAGCTCGTTGAGCAGCTTCGAAAGCCCGTCGACGGTTTTCAGTTCTGACGCCGCTTCCTTGAACTTTTGCTGCAGCTCGGGGCTCGGCAGCATCTTGGCGGTCTGGGCGATCAGGCGCTTGAACTCGGCTTCCTCGGCGAAACCGAAGGCGTCCTGCATCACCGCGTCGGAATACTTGTCGGCGAGCTGCGAGTAGAGGTTGTAGAACGCCTGCGGGTCCATCTTGCCGCGGATGACGTTCATCCTGACCAGCTGGAAGCGCTCTTTCTCGGCGTCGAACTCGGGGTCGAGGATGACGGTCACCGGCACCTCTTCAAAGCCGAGATAGACCGCGGCGTCGAAACGGTGATGGCCGCCGACGATCCTGAAACTGCATTTATGCGCAGCCAGGAGCTTGGCGGCAGCCTTCATGTCGCCGTTCGGGATGCTGGAAACGACGTTGAGGGTCTTCTGGCGGTCGACCGGCACCACCAGGATCGCATCGGTCAAGCCGGTCTGCTCAAAGTTGTCGCACAGCAGGTCGAACGCCCGCGGCGACATCTTGTTGGGATTTTCTTCGTTCTTGAGCAAAAGCCCGACCGGCAGGTCGAGCCTGAGCAGCTGTTTGGTCTTCTGCTGCGCCGTCAAGTCACCCTCCGACATCCTCACCGCCGTGAGGAACCTACCTCAGCGGCGGCGTCATTGCAATTGTCTGCACTCAGTCGAGCGGTGGCTCGGGCTCGAAGATCGCCGGTTGCGGTCCCGCCTTCTGATCCTGATATTTTCCACAATAAGGCTTCTCGGCGGCGTGATCGAGCAGGTGGAAGATGATCTGGGCGATCGGCGTGCCGGCTTCAATGAAGACAATGTCCTTGCCGTGGTTGGACAATTCGAGTGTCAAGAAGCCACACCACCCAGGTTCCGCTACAGTATTTTGGCAGGCGACGCCGCGGCGCGCCCAGGTCGACTTGTCGTGGACGATGCCGAGCAGGTTGCCTGGCATGACGAAGCGCTCCATAGTCGAGGCGAGCGAGAACCCGCCGGGCTCCAGCATCACGTCCTGAGCGATGCGCACGTCGTAGCCCGCCGGCCCAACGCCGTAGGTCACTCCGTTGCAGCGCGTGCGCTCGTGGAAAGGCTGCACCGGCTGCAGCCTGCGCAAAGTCTGGCCTGACGCGATCATGCTCCCACCTCGTTCTTCAGACGCCGGAACACCCCCGGCTCGTTGGTGTCGACCCAGCCGCCCATGTTCATGTAGGGCTTCAAGAGGTACAGGTTCGGCCGCTTGCCGATCGGAATGGCGTAGCTGTCGCCCTTGTCGACGAAGCGATCCATGGCGCGGGCGACCTTGAGCGCGTCGACCGTGTCATCAGGCTGCGCGTCGCACGCGGCGACGATCTCCTTGTAGACTGCGCCGCCCTCGGACGCCGCCAGGCGGGCAAAGAGCTGCTTCTGGTGATCGACCAGCAGGGCGTCGACCGCCTCGATGGTGGCGCGGTTCTTCGGCCCGTAGACGAAGTCGCGCCACGTCGTCTTCTCCCAGGCGGCGAAGCGCTCGTACTGGCCGGCGTAGTCGGTGGCGAACTCGTTCACCATGGCGTAGGCTTGGGTGAAGCCGGCCATGCGAAACGGGTAGTCGTCGCCGAGGAATCCGGTCCACGGCTTGTCGAAGGTGATGACCGGGACACCTGATAGCAGCGGCTCGTACGTCGAGAGCGAGAAATCCTCGACCGTCGACAGGTTCACCGCCACGTGGGCGGTTTTCAGCAGCTCGTGGAACTGCTCGCGATTGTTCTTCTGCACCTCGACGAAGCTGATGTCGCCGGGATTGGTCGAGCCGGTGCTCAGGCTG